TTGGCATTATACGCGCGCTGGATTTCACGAATATACTCATCAGTGTGGTGGATTTTCAGGCTAGCAAGCCGCGCTGATAGTGTGGGGTCTGCGGTCATTTGCGTTTCGCCTTCTGTTTGCGCGCGGCTTTGATCTTGCTACGGTTTTTGGTCGCCTTACGTAGCGGTCTGGTAACATTGTTTGCAGCCAACCAACGCATTGATCGGCCCGGTTCGGCGGCAAACATGGCTATAGCAACGGCCTTCCACTCGCGATCTATCATTCTGTGGCCTTTCCGAACGGGGCTAGGGCGTTGCGGGCGTGATTGGTAGCTTCCCAAAAAATACCTTCGTTGTTTTCGCGCCACTCGGCATGATTAACCATCAGTCGCAAAGCATCCACCAACGCCCGCACCTCTGGCAGCGCCATAGCCGCCGAGAGTTGATCGGTGGGCGCGATGACTTCAAATGCCGGGGCCATGAATTCTTGATACTCGTCTTCAAGCAATTCTTTCGCCATTGCGAGTGTTGGCCGCAGAACACCGATACCGCGAAGGTCGATCTTAAAGCGCCCATCTTCGCGGAAATATATGCTGGTAGTGTAACCAGCGAAACCACGCCCAAGAAGACTGAATTTGCCATTTTCTTCCCACACCAGCGGCTTGATGCGCACGGTCATGACGCACCGCCGATCTTGGCGTGCAGGAGTTCAAGATCATCGGCAGGCAAGTGATAGATATTGTCTGGGTCAGCTTGCAGGAATTCGATCAATTCTGCAACGTGCTTTTGCGCGCTAAACTTCGCCCGCGCCTCTTTCACCGCCGCGTCGATCATGGCTTGCAGCGCCGCTTGTGCATCGGGTGGGGTTAGGGCGCGGATGGATTGAGCCAAATCATTCATATGCGGCGATGTCGCTACAGTGTCCGCTATATGCTTAACCAGTGCTGCAATGATTGCGTCGGATAGGTCGGTGCGGGTGTATTTGATAGGATATGGCATCGTGCTAATGTACGACAACACAGTTATTGCCTCCGTGGAAATCTGACCCTGTGCAGCAACAGCGGGGTTCCAATTGATCCAAATCTTATCCGGCGCGGTCATAGCGGTTTCCCTTCGGTGGCCGCGCTGTCCGTTTTCACCCCAATCTTTGCAAGTTCTGCAATTACAGCATCTGCAATTTCAGTCCCACGCCGTTCGACAAGATCATAATAAACGATATGATCCAGCAGAATATTAGCAGCTTCTCTAGCATTGGTTTTCATAGGAATTTTGCCGTTTAAAATGTCATCGATCTGGCCAGACAGTTCTCCATTCCCACCGCTATCTTCGTCAAGCAACGATGGGCATTCACCGACGACCATTGCGTGAAGTTCTGCCAATGCTTCAGTCAGCGCATTAATATTGTTGGCGTCCACGCTATGCGTCATTGCCGCATCTGCATCCATGCTGGCCGCCATTGCCGTAAATGCGTCTTGTTTTTCAGCCCTGTCGGCAAGCTCCGTCTCAAGAGCCAAGGCATATTCACGGCTTTCCGTCAGTTCAGTTGATGCCGCCTGAAGCGCATTGGTTAGATCGGTAATGACAGATCGGCACCGGGCAGGATACAAGTCGGTGTCTGCGATACGTCTAGCAGTATCAAGGAGTGTGGTGAGGTGTGCGGTCATAGCGTTTCTCCTTTTGCGAGGGCGGCGTCAATATCACCAACCCAATCTTCATCTGAGCCTTCGAATTCGCAGCCTCGACCGCAAAGCATCGACAGGATGCTACTGCGGGCACTAGTCAGCGCCACTTCCAACGCCTCCACCCGCGCCAATGCGGCGTCACGTTGGTCTTCTAAATCCCGAGCCAAGATCGACTTGCCGTCTTTGCCTATGTATCGGTATGTCTGCGCTTGTTGCAGCGCGTCACGTTCGGCCCGTTGCGGGGTGAGTTCTGCGGATAGGGCGAGCCACCCATTAAAACGATTGACCATTTCGAAGAAAATATCGGGGTGCATCACTTCATATTTTTCATTGCGCGCGGGGAGCGCCACAAGGTTTCCAAATGTGCCACTTGGCAGATGATAAATATCACCGTCTTCGTCAATATCCAGCGCCGCCGCGCTCATGTCCAGTTGTTCGGTCACTTCATCACCTCAATAACTTCGATCATCCCCAACTGTTGGCGATTAGACACCACGCCGCTCACAAGCCCAATCCAAAAACGGCGAGGCTCACGATTTTCCCGCGTAACCCTGAATGCGATGATGGAATTGATCCCATCATTCACCGTCCAGCAATGGTGTTGGAACTCTTTAGCTTTCCATGTTACAACAGTCGCGCCCTGCTTCGACCCGCGAACCGCCTGAATTTCGCTTTCAGGATGGACCGGGCAATCTCCGCCCGCCCATCCGTGCCAATTGCCGTCGTTATAGTTTGGTTTATCCATCACACCGAAACCCCCATATAAGCCGCGCCGCAAATGCCGAACGCAATCGCCGCGCCAAGGGCCAGCACCCCAAGCCAAATCTGCTTTGTGGAATAATTGAACAAAACATCATCCCATGGCGCGCGGGGGTTAACCGACGGTCCGAAGTCTTCCGGCATGGCGTCAAGCAACATCGGGGCTTCGGGCACAAATTCCGAGCCGTTATCCCGCGCCCACTCAATCATTGCGGCTTCGGGGGCTTCGGTGCGGGCGGTGGAAAAGTTCGCGGCGGTGATCGGCTTGCCAGCCAAGCGGCGGTGGCGCGATACCATTGGCAGGACGTTAGATTGCATCGGTGGCCTCTTGGCTTGGGAAAACGGTTACAGTGGCGCGATACCAACCGTCGGGGCGGGAACACTGGACGCGATAACCACGGCCAGCAGCAACAGCCGCTTGCGTGATCAGATTGACCTCGCGTGCCCGATCCTCTGCGGTCTGTTCGTCGAATGTGTAGACCTGATCTTTCATCTCAATCTCCATTCAATGTCATTGCGTCGATAAAAGGCAACGCGGGGTTTCCAGCGCTATTATACGTATCGCTGCTATATGGGTGCAGGCGGGCTTGCGCGGCGACGTAGGCGGCATGTTCCGCGACTTCCCGCTTGTGCCGTGCCGCCTGATAGTCAGCGTGATCTTGGATGTAGGCAGGAACGCCTTCGCACTCATTGTCCCTATCATCCGGGATGTCGTCTTCGCAGTGGCGCATATCACAGCCCCGCCATGCGTTTCATGTCGGAAAGCGCCGTGTCATTATCACAGTAAAAATTTGGCAGGCGTTCAGTTTTCCAACGCTCAGGATCAGACGCCAAATAGATAGCCATAGCAGCTCCTGGCGTTCCGATTTTACCCTCAAGGTCAAGGCCTTCTTGACCAGATACAGCCAACACCCACCCGGCGCGGCATTGCGCCGTCCCGCAAGTATGCCCGCTGCCCTCTGCAAATGTTGACATATCAAACAATTCAGGATTAGCGGTTGCTGCCGCATAAACCTTTTCGTGGATATTTTCAACGATAGGGGCCCCGCCCAGATCGGCCCCGCGCAGATCGGCCACGCCCAGATCGGCCCCGTGCAGATCGGCCTTATTTTTAAGTCCCCATACGACTGCTAGGCCGATTTTCACATATTTACTCACGCCATCCGTACAGTCGATTTCTGCGGTGAACTGAATTTTTCCGGTGAAGCGGTTAAGAATGTCAAATTTCATCATGCCCTCCTTGGCTTGCCCTGACATTGCCACGCCGCGCGACGGGGTGCAAGACATATTTTGCGCAACCACAATTCTTTTTTTGTTGCAATGCCGTTGGCGGCGCTATATGGTGGTCACATGAAAAAAGAAAACCACCCACTTATCGCCTACCTGAAAGCCGAAAAGCTGTCAGTGGTATGGCTGGCAAAGCAGCTTGGGATTTACCGGGTTACGCTTTCTAATAGCATCGCTAACGGCGTGTCACTTGAGCGCCGTCAAGCAATCGAAACCGCCACGCGAGGGGGCTTTCCGGTCTCTGCGTGGCCTGATCATGGCGAGGATAAGGCATGAACGCCGCTGCTATCACGTTCGTCGTGCTTTGCGTCTTGAATTCCGGCGTGAAAATTTTACGCCACGGTCAGGCTATCGTCCAAAGCGGCCCCATTGCTGTTCTTGATTTGGGGCTGGCAATGTTTTTGCTTTATCAAGCGGGGTTATTCAAATGACGGATGCACATACGCCGGGGCTGATAGCGGCGCTGGAAAACCTGATGGATCAAGTGTCCCTGCCAGACGAGGCTTGCAGATGCCACATTTCCCCGCCGTGCAATGACTGCGTTGAGTGGTCGGCAACGCGTGATGCGATGGATCAGGCCCGCGCGGCAATCGCCAAAGCCAAAGGGGTGGCGTGATGTGGTTGCCGATTGATAAAGATACGCCTGTCGGGATCAACCTAAATCTTGGCCGTCACCGCTATAAGTTTCGCAGCGGGGAACCTGAATACGTTCTCGGATGGGAAACTGAAGTTGGCATTGCTTGGGATGCAACTTGGTTTGGCCTTTCGCGCCGACGCGCCGCAAACTGGCGTGAATATACACACTGGCAACCACTTCCACCGCCACCCACAACCTAACCGCCTGCCGCGCCTATCCTCCCTTGGCGCGGCCAACTACCGCCCGGCTGATATGGCTGGGCGGGCTTTCCCATCAACCAAAGGATATGAATATGTATAGCGAAGTCGAAATTATCGCCATGATGTGCCACGCGGCAAATAAAGAATGGTGCGAAATTCATGGGGACACATCGCAGCCAAATTGGTTTGACGCGCCAGACTGGCAGCGGGAAAGCGCAATCAATGGGGTGATGTTCCATATTGCCAACCCATCGGCGGGCGATAGCGCATCACACGATAACTGGATGGTTGAAAAAATTGCAGCCGGGTGGGTTTATGGCGACGTTAAGAACCCTGACGAAAAGACACACCCTTGCATTGTGCCGTTCACCGCATTGCCACCGCAGCAACAGAAAAAAGATGCAATCTTCCGTGCAATTGTCCACGCGATCCACGGCTAAACCCATCCCGGCACCCGCCGCGATCACCTAGCCCCGTGCAGGTGTCACACAGGCCGTAGGTTTTGACTATGGCCGCTCCCCATGCCCCCGCTGCGCTAAACCGAAATGCGCTAACATTTTGTCACAGTGGCGGGGGCGAATATCACAAGGATAAATCATGGCCGATCTCGTCAATCACCCGCCGCATTATGTCAGCCATCCGAGTGGCATTGAGTGCATTCAAATCACCGAACATATGGGCTTCAATCTCGGCAATGCGGTGAAATACATTTGGCGCGCTGATCTTAAGGCCGATGCAATTCAGGACTTGGAAAAGGCGCGATGGTATCTTGATCGGGAAATTATGCGAAGAAAGTTGCTTGACAAGTAATGCCGAATGTCATCTAGCAGGCCCATGGATAACATCATCACCGAAATCAAAGATTACTGCGCGGCGCGGAAAATAACCGCGACATACCTTGGATTGCTTGTCATGAAAAACGGCTACATTTTCCCGCGCTTAGAGCGCCGCTTGGCCTCGATAGAGCGCGATAAAAAGCGCATCCGGGATTACATCGCCGCCAACCCCCCGAAGGTGACGTAATGGCCTTTTATCTTGGGGTAGACCCCGGAAAGCAAGGCGCGCTTTGCGTTCTGGACGGTGACGAAATGACAATCCAATGTCACGATATGCCAGATACAACGGCGGGGCTGCACGACCTTATCAGCAGCTTGCCGTTGATCAAAGTGGCGCTACTGGAAAGGCCGTTTTTCCCGCGCATGATCGGCATTAACAACGCAGTGAAAATTGCAGAGGCTTACGGGACATTGAAGGGCGCACTTGCTTGGCGATCAATTCCTTGCCGCGAAATTGCACCTGCTGACTGGAAAAAACGCCTAGGGCTTTCATCCAGCAAGGCCGCATCACGCGAAAAGGCTACAATGTTTTTCCCAGATAGCGCATCCGTTTGGGCACGCGTCAAAGATGATGGTCGCGCCGAAAGCGCCCTTATCGCTTGGATCGCAAGGGAGTTGCGCAAGTGACGTTCTCGATTGATACAGGCGGCCCGCTGTTTTCCGGCGCACGTGAATTCATTCCTGATTGGCTGCAAGATCAGTGCCCAAGCGAATACACCGACGCGCAAGTCGTGCAAGCCTATGCACATCACATTATTGGCAACGCGACTGTGCCAAAAAAAGTTGAAACGGTGCGAAAGCATCTCCTAATGAATTGGCGCTTTATTGCGGCGCTGGGCGAAGAAAGCCCGGCACTGTTCGATGAGGTCCTAACCGCATACGTTGAACGCGCAACCGCGTTTGACTGACCCGACCGGGCGGCACCCGGAAACCCGTCGCAAGGCGACACTCGAAGAAAGCGTAAACATCATGGCATTCGAAATTGACACTGGCGAATCTGGCGCATCCCAAGGCCCTTGGATCACATGGAGCAGCAACGGATCGGCTGAAAAAGGCCTGCCGCCCCGCTCTTGGGTTCTTCGCGGCAAGGACGCCAACGGCAACAAGTCCGAAACAGCAGCACCTGCGTTCGCCACTGGCTGCGTTATGGATTTGGACACTCTGAAATTGGGTTGGGAAAAAGACGGCGCGAAGGGTATGGCCCCAGAACGCAAATGGAACCCATCCATTTCACAATCGACGCAGCGCCCTGACGAAAGCAAAAAACAAAGCGGCGCGTTTGCATGGTCGAAAGCTCTTACCGTTCGCCTAGCAATCGGTGGCGGACAGGCTGCGACTTGGGAACAGGGCAGCTTTGCCGCATATGAAGCGTTTACCGTCCTATCAAAGCAGATCATGGCTGAATGGGCGGCGAATTCGCAGAACGGCGCGCTGTTGCCTCTGGTTGTTCAAACAAGCGTGGAAAAACGCGACCTTCCAAACGGTTCGGCAAACATCCCAACGCTACGCGTTGAACGCTGGGTTCCGCGTCCAGACTGCCTCAAGGCTGACGCCCCGGTCATTGCAGCAGATGCCGCGCCACCCGTTGCAGCGCCCGTTGCTGCACCAGCCCCGGCGGCTGCATCTATCCCAGCGGGCGCAGCCTTCTAATAGCGCATAAACAGCGTGACATAACAAACGCCGCGTCCGATAACGGGCGCGGCACAATCAAATCAGAGAGGCGGGTAAAATGATTTTTTACCAAAATCCACAGGTTGCAGAGCAAGCGCAGAATATTTCCGCTTTCACTGAAATCATGGCAGAATTCCCCAACATATCACTATTTTTCCCAAATGAGGGAAAAGCGCCTTGGCACGTCCAAGCCGTGATTGATTGCGGTCAATACCCAATCACCCTCAACTTTTGGCCGCACGTGCTTAAGGCGCAGCGCGAAGGCGAGCGAAGTGTTCAAGGCATTGCTGAAATCACTAAAATTATTGAGGACGCGATAGCAGACGCCCTTGCCGATGACATTAACTTGATCGAAGGGGTGTAAAGTGGTGCCGCAAGAATCGCTATCCGCAAAACCAGAGGCTATTCGCGCTGATCTGGTATACATGACCCGCCGATGGTCTGAACTCACTGAAAGGTGCATGTTTGAAATCCGCGCCTTCAAAGAAGGTAGCCAAACACAAACTGCCAAATTCGCCCCAGATTGGATTGACGGCCCGGATGGCGCTGTGCAGTGGATCACGGCCCTAAACGCCATGGGCTACAATATCTATGCAGTCAGAAACCCAATTCGGCAAAAATGCAGTGGGTCCGCATCTGACACCGATATTGTCGCAGCATTCTTTCTATGGGCTGATTGCGATGACCCCGCCGCCGCTGGCAACGTCCTGCGCTTTGACGGCCCGAAATGGTCGGCTTCAGTTGTAACCGGAACAACCCCAAGCACCCGCGCCCATACCTATTGGGAATTAGCAGAGCCTTGCACCGATATGGCCGCTTGGCGGGCAATGCAGGCCACTATTGCGGCACACTTCGCATCCGATAGCACCGTGATCAACCCAAGTCGCATTATGCGCGTAGGCGGGACCATAAGCTATCCAAGCACCCAAAAGCAGGGGCGTGGATATGCGTCTGAATTGACGGAACTGCGCACCGAATATGCAGACCCACGCGCCCCTGTTAGCTTAGAGCAAATGGCCCGCGTGTTCGGAGACCGGGAACCCGCCCGCAAAGCCTCGACCGTGGCCGCGCCGCGCATTGGCGGGGGCTTACAGATTGATACCGGGTCCAATGTAACGCCTCTTGATCGGGATCGCTTGGCAATTCAGGCAATGAGTGGGATGGACTGGCACAACGCCGTAATTCGGCTTGTGGCGTCATATGTCGGAAAGGGACTGTCGGACGATGAAATCCACGCCCTGACGCAGCCACTAACACTCTCTGGGTATACAGGGCAAGACACGGCCCAAGAGGTGCAGACGGCCATAGACGGCGCGCGGCGCAAGGGCTGGACGCCAGAAACGCAATATGCCAACCCGGCCGCATTGCAAGCGCCCACTGTGGCGATAGCAACAGACTTTGACGCCCCCGCCACAGCGCCACAAACAGCCCGCGCCGTCGATCTTGAATGGTTTGATGATGCGACCCCCGCACTTGGCGGGTCATATATCATCAAGGGCGTTCTAGACGCGGGGTCAATGTCTGTGGTTTACGGGCCGTCAAACAGCGGCAAAACATTCTTTGCCTTTGACGTGGCCTATCACATAGCAATCGGATCAACATGGCGTGGCATCCGGGTAAAGCAATCCGCCGTCCTATATCTCGCCGCAGAGGGCGGGCGGGGCGCGCTGAACCGCATGTTTGCACTTAGGCAGGAACATGGCATCTGTGATGTGCCTATGGCTCTTAAACGCGCTGGCCTCGACCTACTGCATGATCAAGCTGACCTGCAACACATCACAGACCTAGCAGCCGAGGTTATGCGTCTAAAACCCGGCCTACCGCTTGTGATCGTGATTGATACCCTGTCGCGTATCATGGCAGGCGGTGACGAAAACAGCGCCGCCGATATGACCGCCCTTATCCGCAATATCGACGCCGTGCGAGAGGCGACAGGGGCGCATATCATGCTGGTCCACCACACGGGCAAGGACACAGCGAGAGGCGCGCGAGGACACAGCAGCTTGCGCGCCGCCACAGATACCGAGATCGAAGTGAGCAACGAGAATGGCGCGCGGGCAGCTATCGTCACTAAACAGCGTGATCACCAAGGCGGCGAAACCTTCGCTTTCGCGTTGCGCACCGTAACCCTAGGCACCGATCAAGACGGCGATGAAGTCACTTCTTGCGTGGTGGAAGTAGAGGATAGCGACGCCTTTAAAGCGGCCAAGAAGGCCCAAAAGGGGCGTGGTAAAAACCAAACCATTATCATGGAATCGTTTGATCAGATGATTGCAGAGGGGCTTGGAAAGGGCAATCCGGGGGGCGTTGGAATGCCGGAACCGGGGCAGTTCTGGGCAGTCGATGCAAACGATTTAAGGGCCATTTCTCAGGGAAAAATGATCGGAGACAACGCCGCCAAACTTTTTCGCACCGCATGGGAAGGTTTGACCGGAAATGGCGGCCTTTTTGTGTCGGGGAATAACCTTGCTTGGCGAATTGACCGTAGAAAATCAAATTGAAACAATGGCTTAGTGCAAAAAGGGAAGGAGGGAATACTAGGGGAATACTAGCGTTATTCCTCTTCTCGAAGCCCGTAGGCATAGGGGGGAAGGAGAGGAATATTGCCTATAGGCATATTCCTCTTCCCCCCGCCGGTTCGCGGGACTACTTTGGAAGAATGTGATTAAATATTCCATTTGACACTTAGCGGGATTTAATGGAGTATTAGAATTAATAATATGGAGCGTGAAATGATTGATAAAAATATCCCGATCCCAGAGCATGATGTCTTCGGCACACATACTGGCAGGGGCAGGCCGCCAAAGCATCCCTTTGTGAAAATGGATGTAGGTGACAGCACCTTTTACCAAGGTGAAAATGCAGGAGGAAAGGGGATGGACGCGGCGAAGAAAATAGGAAGGCTGCGGGGGTGGAGATTTATCGGGCGGTCAGAAAATGACGGCATTAGAATTTGGCGGGTCGCATGAAACATCACCGCCAAAACAGACCAAACGGATTGCTCACGCCGGGGGCCACTGACATCGAAATTAGATGCGATCACGCCGCCGCCCCGTTTGACAGGCTCGCAATCCAAATGGAACGCACTTGGGGAATCGACCAACTCCCCGGCTTGGTGTCGCCCGCTACTGCCGAAAAGTACGGACGGGCCATAGCCCACCTCAATGACGTGATCAAAGAGGGCAAGCCAGAGGATACCGCCGCCGCCGCCGCCAACTGTGTTCGCGGCATGAACGCTATGGATGCAGAGGCGCGCGCCCTTGGACACAAGCCAGTCACCGCAGACGTGTTTGAATTCGAATATGAAGGCCATCACTTCGGCGTGGTTCGTGACGTGAACGTATCGGCTATCGCAGAGGCGCAAATTCCCGGCATCACCATCTACACTATGCGTGAGGTAGCTATCGCTCTACACGCCTCTCGCAATGCCGTCGCCATGGTAAAAGATGCGTTCCCCGGCGCGCAGGTTGCGGCGATACGGAAAAGGACGGCAACAGAAGAATCGATCGATGATGAAATTCCTTGGTAATGGCGATTGACATGGTTTTGCGCATATGCGCAATATACCCCTGCGCGGCTCACTATCGGCTTGATCACCGATAGCTGGCGTCCCTCCCCGCCGAGCCGCGCACACTTTCATGGGGGGATTTGAGGAGATGAGAAATGATGGATAATAAAGAAATCACGTGGGTAACTGATGCAAACGGGAATAAGTGTTCCGACGCATATTTCGGAACAATCGAAAAAGCACAGGCGGCGCTTGATTCTTTAGTCGATTGCTGGAATTGTGTAAACTGCTCCCGCTGCTCCGACTGCTCCCGCTGCTCTGGCTGCTCTGGCTGCTACGACTGCTCCTACTGCTCTGACTGCTCTGGCTGCTCCTGCTGCTCCCGCTGCTCCGACTGCTCCCGCTGCTACGACTGCTCTGGCTGCTACGACTGCTCCTACTGCTCTGGCTGCTCTGGCTGCTCTGGCTGCTCCGACTGCTCTGGCTGCTCCGACTGCTCTGGCTGCTCTGGCTGCTCCGACTGCTCTGGCTGCTCTGGCTGCTCCGACTGCTCTGGCTGCTCTGGCTGCTCCGACTGCTCTGGCTGCTCCTACTGCTCTGGCTGCTCTGGCTGCTCTGGCTGCTCCGACTGCTCTGGCTGCTCCCGCTGCTCCGACTGCTCCGACGAGGTTGGCGATTTTGTTGCGCCAATTGTGCCTAAAATTGAAAATATCCATTCGGTTGTTTTGGGCGCTGTTAGCAATGCGGGTGCGCTTGATATGGCTTCATGGCACACGTGCAACACCACCCATTGCCGCGCTGGGTGGGTTGTGCATTTAGCTGGAGATGCGGGGTATACACTTGAGCGGTTTCACGACACGGCGCTTGCTGCGCAGTTGATCTACAAAGCCAGCGGATACCAAATCAGCCCATGCCGTTTTTACGAAAGCAACGATGTTGCAATGGCAGACATGCAGCGCCTTGCGGCGGAAAGCGCGGCGTCAGAATGACCACCCCCATCGACTACACCCCCCGCGCTGAGGCATACGCCGCCACGTGTCCAAGCCCCGCCGTTGCCTATGCGGTGATCAGGGGGCTAATGCTGGATTATCCGATGTCAGAGGCGGCTAAAGCTGCCGATGTTTCCATCCATGTCGCGCGCGATTATTACGTGAAAATGACCCGCGCCATGTCCGACAACGGGAAATTCACCGAGGCCGCGCAGGAAGCACTCCGGGCGGCGTTAAAGCGGAGGGTCGAGGCGTGAGTTTGCAAAATACGTCATCGGCGGTTATGCAGCAAAACAGAGAGCCGCATGGGTCGCTTGGAGACTTCCCAACGCCACCGTGGGCAACACGGGCAATGCTCCAACGCCTAAACCCATTGCTGAAGTCAACCTGCCGTGAGCCTGCTGCGAATCGTGGGCATATGGTCAAGCCATTGCGCGCATTTTTCGGCAATGTCGAGGCGTCTGATATTCACGACTATGGCGCTGGCTTTCCGGTTCAGGATTATCTGTTCGGCCCTAACCCTGAGACTGTCGATTGGACAATCACAAACCCGCCCTTTCAACTGGCAGAGCAATTCATCGTGCGGGCATTGGAGACAAGCCGCGAGGGAGTTGCGGTTATTGTTCGCAGTGCCTTCCTTGAGGGGGTAGGCCGTTATCGCGGGCTGTTCAGCGTAACCCCGCCCACCCTTGTGTTGCAATTTTCGGAGCGAGTTGTAATGCACAAAGGCAAGCTATCAGCGAAAGGCAGCACGGCAACCGCTTATTGCTGGATCATTTGGAAGCACTTGCACAATGGCCCAACCCATATGGGGTGGATTCCACCGTGTCGGAAACAGCTTGAAATGCCAGATGATTATCTGACAGGAATCACAGCATGAAACCCACCCCTATGACAGCCTACCGAACCGCCACCAGTGCCCGCGTTCTGCCGCCCGTTTCCGCGCCAAAGCCTGCCCTCTATGCGGGGCGGGTGGCGGAACTCATGGCGCTGGGCCTAACCGCAGTGCAGGCCATGCACCGGATAGAGCGTGGCGATAAGCATCGCGCCCTCGCCCCGAATAACCAAGCGGGAAATCAAGGCTCACCACGCAAGCCCCGGCCAATGTCCAATCAGCGGCAAGTTGCATTGGCATCGCTCACGGACGAATTCACCGACGCAATCCCCGGCATTGCGGAAAAGCTGGAAATCAGCAACACCGCCGCCCGGTCGCTATTGCGGGCAATGGTTTCCGATGAAAAGGTCGAGTGCAGGAAAACCAACGGGCGGATTATGTGGAGGCGGTTGTGAATATCGAACTTGAAATCAAAGGCGCAACCGACAAAGAGGTAGCCGATTTTCTTCGCACCCAGTTGACGAAATATGAGCCGCGCAAGCCATATAACCCTTGGCTTGCATTTGTATGGGGATTATCGCTCATGGCGATGCTGAATATCGGAGACGTGCATATTTGCGTTGGGGAATGTGATGGAAGTGGGTTCAAGCTATCGGATGCGCTCAAATGAACCCAGTTTTCCGTGATGGCCGATATTATCCATCCCAAACGGCTTTTGCTCGGGCTATGGATGTCACCCCATCGGCTGTTGGAATGGCGCTATACCGCGGCACTCTCGACAGTGTTGGGGTTAAGCGTGGCGGCAAGCTGAAGCCCGTGAATGTCAATGGGGTGGATTATGTCAGCAAAAAGCAGGCGATGGCAGAGCTAGGCATTCATTGGGCGGCGTTGGAAAGACAGATTAAAGCAAGATGACCCCAGCCGAGGTTCGCAACGCTTCCATGTGCCAAGGCAAGCGGGCGCTGACATACTGCGAGGCCGTGGCGATCCCAAAGCGGTCAACACCATACGGCAAGAACCGCGCGAAATACCGCTGCCCCGTCTGTCGCGCTTGGCATTTGGGGCAGCATCCGAAAAAGATCAAGCGGGCGTAAAATATGCGTTGACGTGTTACGCGTAAGGCGGTATATGTTGTGTATGGAAACGCAAACGAGGATTACGAAAATGACCAAGACTCAAGCAATCTCGAAAATGATCCTCGACGCCTATGGCGATAACATTGGGTCGCCAAACAAAGAAAAGCTGAAATCGGCGATTGATGCGGTTCTCTTCCCCGGCGCATATGACAGCCTTGTGGATAGCCTGTATGATGATCTTCGGGCAAAGGCGGCCGCATGACCAACGCCGCCAACCAAGCAGCCCACCGCGCCCGCCAAATAGCGGACGGGCGCGTCCTAATCCGGGCATGGGTTCCCGGCGCAATCGCATCGGCTATCAAGGCCACAATCGCCGCTATGGTGGCAGAGCATGAGGGAGAGAATGAATGACAACCAATAACGGCGGGCCAGCTTTTCCGGCACGGCCAACAGAGCATCTTCTTGGGGGCGGATCGATCACTACGCATCACGGCATGAGTTTGCGCGATTACTTCGCCGCGCAGTCGCTGAAGTGGGCCGGGCATGGCGATTGGTTTCACCAAAATCCAAAAGATGCGGCGACGCGGGCCTATCAAATGGCCGACGCCATGATTGCCGCCCGCGAGGCAACAGAATGACACGCGAAACATACCTCGATGGTGACAATCGACCCGCACCACAAGTCAAAAACTGTCACCCTCGCCGCGCTCCCCGGATTGCCGACGCAACAGCTTGACCGCCACGAGACCGCGCCCCGGCTGTTGCCAGTGCGAGGGCTGCGCATCAAGCCAAAGCTATCCCATGCAGCGCAAGAGCGGGCATTTGATCGGGCGGCCGATGCACTCGCGGCGAAAATCGCGGGGCTTGGGGTATTGGCGCAGGTGGTGTTGTGATGGGAAAGGATATGGGAATGAAAATTGAGAATGGAAAGCGCTACAATACGCGCTTCGGTGAAGTAGATGGGCCTATGAATGTGCCGCCGATTGGCAAGTGGCGAGGAAACGTTATCGCTGATTGGGATGATCACGGCTGGTGCGAAGGTGGCAAGTTCCGAACGGATGGCAAAACTGACAGCCGCGACCTGATTTCAGAATATATCGAACCAGCAACCGCCCCCGACATGTCGCAAAACCGCGTGCCGTGGGGGCTGTTGACCGATGTGGAGCAGGCGGCGCTTCATGCGTGGGTCTCGCTAGGCATGCCTATTGAGGTTTTCCGGCATCGCGGCTTTTTGCCAATGCAAATAGCGCAAACTATTTCACCTCATCGGGAAGATATATACCGCACCGTATCCCCGCCCGTGATCACCGAGGAACGCCACGACATCACCACAGCATCCGGGCAGCTTGTCACCGTCACCATGACATTGCACGACGGCAAGCCTATCAGCGGAACGGTGGCGGTCTAGGCGAAGCCATGCAAGCTATGAGTGCAGCGCGCTGGCCCTGTCGTATACCGCGCAAACCATGGCACCAAGGGCGCGGAATAACGCCAGTATCTCGCCGCGTGACCTTGGACAAACCCGGCAGCCCGTGCTACCATGTCCAACGTGATCAAATCATAAGGACGGCCAACAATCCGCAAGGAACTGGACCGATGGTAACGATATGAGCGAGGAGCCTAAAAAAGGCACCAATACGGGCAATCGGGGGATGGGCAGGCCCAAGGGCGCGCCAAACAAGATCACCGCTGACATCCGCCGCGCGATCCTTGAGGCAGCAGAGGCAGCGGGTGGCGAAGGCGGAACTGTCGGGTATCTGACGCTTCAGGCAATCGAAAACCCCGGCGCATTTATGGGCCTTCTGGGTAAGATTTTGCCTAGCGTTGTCGTGGGTGATCCTGAAAACCCACTGAACGTTATTACTCGCATTGAACTTGTTGCGGGCGGCAAGTGACAACCGTTCGATTGGAGTTGCCAGAAAAGCTTGTTCCACTGTTTGAGGGGGAGGCTGACGTTCGCGCGGCTGACGGGGGGCGGGGTTCCGCGAAAACCCGCACGTTTGCAAAAATGACAGCCGTGCGGGCGATGATGTGGGACAAGGCAGGGCGGTCGGGCCAAATCCTATGCGGTCGCCAGTTTATGAACTCGCTGTCAGATTCATCGCTTGAGGAAGTCAAGGCGGCTATCAGGTCAGAGCCTTGGCTTATGGCCGCTTTTGATATTGGCGAGAAATACATCAAAACGAAAAGTGGGCGGGTTTACTACACATTTACAGGCCTTGACCGGAACATTGCCAGCGTCAAATCTAAGGCGCGCATTTTGCTTTGCTGGGTCGATGAGGCGGAACCAGTAACCGATGAGGCTTGGACAACGCTAATCCCGACGCTGCGGGAAGAAGACAGCGAACTTTGGGTAACGTGGAATTCCAAGCGGAAAAATGCGCCAGTCGAAAAGCGGTTCAAGGATTCAACGGACCCGCGCGTTAAATATGTCCGCATCAATTGGCGAGACAACCCGTGGTTTCCTGATGTTCTTGAGCGTGTCCGCCAGAGGGATTTGCGCGATAGGCCGGACCAATACCCGCATATCTGGGAAGGCGATTATGTGAGTGTAGTTGAGGGGGCATACTTTGCAGCAGCACTAACGTTGGCCCGCGCGGAGGGCCGCATTGGCCGGGTTGCCGCTGATCCACTCATGACAAAACGCGCGATCTGGGATATTGGCGGCACCGGGGCTAAAGCTGACGCCTGCGCAATCTGGATTGTTCAGTATGTCGGGAGGGAACTGCGTTTCCTCGATTACTACGAGGCGCAAGGCCAGCCGCTTGCCACGCACGTTGCATGGTTGCAGGCTAATGGCTACGGCGCGGCTCTGTGTGTCCTGCCCCATGATGGGGCAACCAATGACCGGGTGCATGATGTAAGCTATGAGAGCGCGCTGCGGGCCGCTGGCTTTGAAGTGCAGGTTGTTGCCAACCAAGGGGCAGGGGCGGCAATGCGCCGGGTAGAGGCAGCGCGACGCCTATTCCCAAGCATGTGGTTTAATGATAAGTGTTCCGCAGGACTTGACGCAATAGGCTGGTATCATGAAAAGCGGGATGCAGAGCGCGGTATCGGCCTTGGCCCAGATCATGACTGGTCAAGCCATGGGGCCGATGCTTTCGGGCTTGCTGCTGTTGCCTATGAGTTGCCAATCGTTGGCAAGACAGAACCGAAATTCGAACGGCGCAAGGTGGTCTAATGGCTGATATCAAGATCATTGCGAATTTGGTGGGTGAGGCCGAGCGCCACGCGGAAAGCCAGTCAAAAGACCGCATCCGAGCGACGGAATACTATCAAGGCACTATGGCCGACACGCCTAGCGACAAGGGCAAGTCCAGCATGGTGACGCGCGATGTTCGGGCGAATATTAAGCGGGTGCTCCCTTCCATTGTTCGCACGATCTTGAATGCCGACGAGGTTGTCGAATTCATGCCCGTGGGTGAGGGCGACGAGGAAGCCGCTAAACAGGCATCCGATTACATCAACTACGTTGTTATCCCTGAATCCGATGGCCGCAACGCGATCTATGACGCTATTCATGACGCGCTTTTGCACCGAAATGGCGTGATCAAATGGTGGTTTGAGGAAAAGAAAACTGCCGCATTTTCGTCACACTCTGGCTTGACCGAGGACGCGGTTTTGCAACTGATCGGTGAAGATGGCGTTGAGGTTGTGGAGCGATCCGAGCGGCAAGAAACGGTTGAAGAGGGCGGGCAACAGCAGGTTGTCACCGTCTATGACTGCAAGATCAAGCGGGCAATCACAAGCCGCAAAACCCGCATTGCTGCGGTTCCGCGCGAACGGTTCCTGATCCACCCCGACGCCGTGACGCTAGACGATAGCATTCTGACAGGCGAAAAGACGACCATGCGCAAGAGCGATCTTGTCGCAATGGGCTACGACTTCGAGCTTATCCGCGATCTGCCAACGGCTGACGAGGACGACACAGAACGCGACATTCGCCGCGATAATATCACGCGCGAGGCGGAAGAAACCGGGCCGAATTCCGAGGTAGATTACTACGACCTTTTTGTTCGAATTGACATGGACGGCGACGGCATTGCCGAATTGCACCATATGTGCTTTGCAGGCGGGCTGACAGAGCGGCACCTGCTTTCCGACGAGGAATGCGATGAGGTGCAATTCACCGATATCTGCGTGATGCGCCAACCGCACCAATGGGAAGCGGTGTCGCTCGCTGACGACCTGATGGATTTGCAGCGGGTTAAAACCGTGCTGCTGCGTCAAACACTCGATAACATCTATTGGCAAAACAACCCACAGCCGACGGTGCAAGAGGGCGTTGTATCCAATATGGACGCGGTGATGAACCCTGAATTCGGCCTGCCTATCCGTGTTCGGCAAGGGGTGGACGTTCGGGCGGCGCTTGGGTTTAATCAGGTTCCATTCGTGGCATCCAATTCCTTCGCCATGATGGAATACATGGACAAGGAAGCGCAGGACCGCACGGGCGTAAGTGACGCATCGGCTGGCCTTGCGCCTGATGCTCTACAAAACATGACGGCCAAGGCGTCAGCCATGATTGAACAGGCTGGCATCGGGCAGACTGAACTGATGGTTAAGACGGCGGCGGATGGGCTTAAGCGGCTGTTCCGTGGGCTTTTGCGCATGATTATTCGGCATCAAGACATCCCGCGCACGGTTCGGCTTCGCAACAAGTGGGTGCAGGTTGACCCGCGCGACTGGAATTCTGAAATGGATTGCACGGTTAACACGGGCCTAGGCGCGGGCACCCGTGAGCGCGACATGATGATGATGCAGCAAATCATGGCAATGCAGGAAAAGATGATTATGGCGTTTGGGCCTGATAACCCATTTGTGAAGCCTGATCAGGTTTACAACGCGACGGTGCGGATGGTCGAGGCGGCGGGCGTGAAAAACCCAAGCATGTTCTTCACCGATCCGAACCCCGAAGAAGTGCAGGCCAAGCTGGACGCGGCCAAGAACGCGCCCGATCCAAACGCGCAGAAAATGCAAGCGACCATGCAGATTGAGCAAGCGAAAATGCAGGCCAATATGCAGGTCGAGCAGGCCAAGCTGCAATCCACCATGCAGCTTGAACAGGCGAAAATGCAGGCCAGCACGCAGAAAGAGGCGGCGCAAATGGAAGCCGATCTTGCGGTTAAGCAGGCGGAGCGCGAAACGCAGCTTATGCTAGCTTCGCAGGAATTGGCGTTTAAGCGCGAGGAACTGGCGGCAAATCAGCGGCTTGAATTCACCAAGCTTGGCATGTCCCAAAGCGAGGACGGCTCGCCCGTTGACGCGCGCGGCAATGAGATGATGCAGGTTTTGCAGCAGGTTTCCGCGATGGTCGGGGCGGTGAGTGATCAACTGCAAGGCGCGCAACGGCCCAAGCGTATCGTGCGCGATGGCAACGGCGATATAATCGGACTTGAACCCTATGACGCGGCGGTGAACTGATGGCATCCTTGATTTTCAACAGCGCGCTTCGTGACGAGGCAATCGGCGGGGTGGACTACGACACCGACACATTCAAGGTTATGCTGACAACATCGGCGTATACCGAAAACAAAGACACCCACACCAAGCGGTCGGACATCACAAGCGAAGTGGTCGGCGCGGGCTATACGGCTGGCGGCAACACTGTGACGGTGACGGTTGGCGCAGTGGATACGGCAAACGACCGAGTTGATATTTCACTCGGCGGCACCACTTGGGCGGCATCGACGATCACGGCGCGCAAGGCGGTCTATTACAAATCGCGGGGCGGCGCGGCTTCGGCTGATGAAATCATTGCGGTGATTGACTTCGGCGCTGATGTTTCAACCACTGTCGGCACGTTCACGCTGACGGCCTCGACGCTAAGGAAGCAGAACTAATGCTGATCCTATCCCAAACGTCAGTCATTCGCATTGTCACATCGGCAGCGGCTCAAATTGAGGTACACGCCTCTGTTGTTGATATTGCCGGAACGGTTGTTTCTGTGCCCGATCCCGTCAACACGCCACACATCACGACAGCGGCAACAACGACGGTTGTCCCATCCCCCGGCGCTGGGGTGAAGCGCAACGTCAAGCACCTCAACATTACCAATGACCATGCAAGCGCGTCTTGTTCGGTTACTGTAGAGCATTTTGACGGGACAACCGCGATTGAACTCATGGCGTTCACCTTGTTGCCCGGTGAAAACATGATCTTCAACGAGGAAGGTCGATGGGCGCACCGTGACGCGCAGGGGGCAGAATATCCCCCGGCGGGCCTTGGCGCTTACAATGGTTTTTCAGTTGGCCTCATGAAATCCACAACCGCCCCCGATGCGGCTGGCTATTGGTATTGCACGTCAAAGGATGGCGGCTTTCCGGGCGCATGGAACCCCGGCACACCCGGCCTAAATGGCCGCAACACCGACGGAACGGTATCGCCTGACTTCGGGTGTATCCCGATTAAGAACCCCGCAGCCGGGGCTAATTTTATCACCGAACTGCAAATGGCGGCATCAGTTAACCACTCGCACCTTTTGTTTGATGTGCTTTGGGTGAATAGTGGTCTTGTGGTGACAACGCTTACCGCGCAGGCGATCACACAGCCGACGCTCCCCGCTCGCGACATTAACGGCACCACAAACGGCGAGGGCTGCAATATCGCCATGCTGTTTACGGCGGCTGCGACCAATGCGGCGGTGATCAGCAACACTACTGTTTCCTATACCAATTCGGACGGGGTTGCTGGTCGCACGGCAACGCTATCTGCAATTGTCGGTTCGCAAATCCCTGCAACACCTGTTAACGGAACGCTGATTTGGTTTAACCTAGCGGCGGGGGATCGTGGCGTTCGTTCGATCCAGTCTGTGACGCTTGGCACCTCATTGGCGACGGGGTCTGTTAGCATGATGGTGACGCGCGATGTTGCGACAATCGGCACAACCATTGTTAACGTGACCGCGCAAAAGGTTGTCGGGTCGCCGGGGATCAGAATTTATAACGGCACGGCCTTGCTGCATTGCGTCCTTGCCAGCGCGCCAACTGCAACCTTTGTTGCTGGTGAAATATCGGTAGCGGAGCGGTAATGTCAGGCGGGGTTTTCAGTGCTGATATTGCCCCGGAAGGCTGGTTTGACAAGCTGTCAACTGATGAAGGATGGTTCAGCTATGAATTCATATCTCAAGGCTCTGGGGCGGTAGACGCAACAGCCCCCGGCGCAAGTCTGGGGTATGCGCTGTCACTACTTCCCGGCGCTGCATCTGGCGGCGGCGCTATTGACGCGACAGCCGACGGCGCAACCATATCCTATGCGGAAAGCATAATATCCGGCGCGGCAACGGCGTCTTCGCAGGCCAGCGGCGCAACCGTTGGCATCGGCTATTCGATCATTGCAGGGGCCGCGCAGGCGGCGTCCCAAGCGCAGGGGCAGGCGTTGCCGCTGGCCTACTCGCTATTGCCGGGGGCCGCGTCTGGCGAGGCCAATGCCACGGCAAGCGGAGTGACGGTATCCTATGCCTATGCGCTGCTTGCGGGCATTGCATCTGGGGCCGCGTCGGCAACGGGCGGTCGCGGCGATGACGCTTTTAGGTCAGCCGGGGCGGCGCGCAAATTCTGGGCCGACAAAGCCGATGAATGGCTAGAGCAAAGCATCGACCGGATCAAAGCCGCCGCGCCAAAGTCAGAGGATGCGCGCGAAGCTGTTGCCGATGACATTCTATCCGAGGCCAGCGATAGGTTGATGGATTGGCCCGCGTTTGCACCACAGATTGACGCGGTGCAGCGTATCGCCCAGCGGCTTGCGGTTCCGACTGTGGACTATTCGGAAATTGCGCGCTATATTGCCGAACAAATGCAGGCCGTGGAAGCCGCCCGTCGTGTAATGCGGCGCAAGCGCGATCTCGAGGCCCTTTTGCTGCTGGTGGATTAAATGACAGACAAAGACCGCATGTCCCTCGCCGAGCAAATGCTTGCAAACCCGCTTTTCAGCGTAATCATGAATGAACTCGAAGCATCGGCTATCGAGCGCATGGTTTACGCCGCCAATGACTTAGCCCGCCATGAGTGCCAGCTGCGCATTCAGGCGGTTCGTTCTTTCCGTTCCGATTGCAAGGATCTCCTTCGCAGCAACCGCGAACGAAAAGCGGTGGTTGCATAATGCAGCACCGCCCCAAGCCTAAAGGCGCACTATGACAGACGATATCAACAACCCAGACGATGGGACTGAAGAAGTCACCGCCCAAGCACCCGATACCACAGGGGAGTGGGACTACTACGACCCCGAAGAGGATAACGTAGAAGCCCCCGAAACCGCTGCGACCGAAGATGGGACAGAAGAAGCGGCCCAAGAGGCCGATGTCGGTGAAGCCGCTGCAGTTGAGGCCCCGCTTGATGCGGTGGTCAAGATGGCGGACGGCACCACGGCCAAGGTTTCCGACCTTTTGCAAGGGAATCTACGTCAAGCCGACTACACGCGGAAATCGCAAGAACTGGCGTCAAGCCGTCAAGCGGTGGAAGCGAACCTTCAGCGTATCGAAGGCATCACCGAAGCGTTTATTGACCACCTCACTAAGCTTGTGCCCGAAGCCCCCGATCATGCTTTGGCCCTGCGCGATCCTAACGCCTACACGCGCCAACTGGCGCAGCATCAGGCGGCTATGGCGCAGGTCCAGTCATTGGTTGAGATCGGCTCACAGCCCAAGCAAATCAAGTCGGCGATCACTGCGGAAAACCAAGCGGCGCAATTGGCGGAAGAAAACCGCATGTTGCAAGATCGGTTCCCCGCGATTGCCACGAGGGAAGGCCGGGATAAGTTCTTTTCAAATGCGGCGGCTGTCGCAAATGATATGGGCTTTTCCAATGACGAACTTTCGAAGGTCACTGATCACCGAATTTTCGCCATGGCTCACTATGCCAAGATCGGCATGGATGCGGTTAAAACGCGCGATGCGGCAAAGGCCAAACTTCAGGCCGCGCCGCAAGTTTCCCCCCGCAGGCCCGGTCAGGCTCAAGGTGGGAATCGGAATGCTGAGGGTATGAAGAAGCTCGCCCGGTCTGGGTCCATGAAGGACGCATTGCGGATTGAGTTCGATTAACCCCCCATAAAAGGACGTAGCATAATGGCTACCATTGCAAACACCTTCCAGTCTGCCAGCGCCAAGGGCAACCGCGAAACGCTGCACAATGTCGTGTCGATGATTGATCGGGAAGACACCCCGATTTATTCGATGATCGAAAAGGAAACCTTCACGGGCATCCACCCTGAATGGGAAACCGATTCCTTGGCTGCGCCGGGCGATAACGCGCAGTTGGAAGGCGATGAATATACGTTTGGTGCTACTACGCCAGCCGTGCGCATGGGTAACTACACCCAAATCTTGCGCAAAGAAGGCATTATCTCGCGGACGCAGGACCGCGTTGACAATGCGGGTTCGCACGAACAAACCCGCCGCCAAAAGGTCAAAAAGGGCGTTGAAATTCGCCGCGATGTGGAATGGTCGATCCTTTCGCCAAACGCCTCTGTTGCGGGCGCAACCCGCAAGAGCGCGTCGATGTCGTCGTGGATCGCGTCCAACGCATCGCGCGGCGCGACTGGCGCAAACGGTGGCTACAACACAGGCACGGGCCTGACTGCTGCCCCAACCAACGGCACCCAACGCGCTTTCACTAAGCTGCTGATGGACGGTGTGATGCAACAGGGCGCGCAAAACGGCGCTAAGTTCAAGCACGTTTCTGGATCGCTTTATATCAAGTCGGTTTTCGCAACGTTCATGTCCGACGCCAACGTTGCGGCTTTCCGCTATGCGGCGAAAGAGGGCGAAGAGAACACGATGGTTGCGACCGCCGATGTCTATCTTGGCCCGCACGGCAAGGTCATGTTCCACGAAAACGTGGTGCAGTCCGGATCGGCGGCCTTGGCGCGCAACGTGTTCTTCATTGACCCTGAGTTCCTCAAGTGGGGCTGGCTGGACAAAATCCAAGAGGACAAGTTGGTTTCGCGCACGGGCGATGCGAACAAGTTCGTCCTCATTGGCGAGGGCGCGCTGAAAGTGTCGAACGAAAAAGGCTTGGGCGTGGTTGCTGACGTGTTCGGCATGACTGCGGCTAGCTAATGAAACCGGGCGGGCTTAACGGCCCGCCCCTCATCTAATGGAGGCCCCCATGGCTAAAGAAGAAAACACGGTGAAAGCGGTTATCCTGCGCGATTATTGGGATGAAAACGGCGAGCGACACAATGCCGGGGCCGTTGTTGACGTGTCGAAAGATGTGTTGATTGACGGCATGGGAAAGGGCATCTTGGCCCATGCGCCGAGCGAAACGGAGTAGTTTCTATGATTGTTCGGGATGGTGATTGGACGCTTCATTCTGCGGATGTTCGCGCGGGTAAATACGTTTGGACCCGCCGCAACGATGATGGGTCTATCACCTCCCGGACAGACACGCATTGTGACGCGATTGCAGACGTGAATAAGGCGCAGCGCAATATGTCTGCGAATAACTGGAAGGGCGACTGGCATATGATCGCGTCAATTCCAAAGGCAATCGCATGGGATCAGTTGGTCCCGGCCCATTCTGCGGGCGATGACAAGTTTGTCTCAAAGTGGCTAAATGATAGCGACAACCGCGCATGGCGCACTAAAGAGGGGCGCGTCTGATGGCCTATGCAACGGATGCGTTTGCCGACTTCATTGACCTGCGCACGGCGGTCATTGAGCATGTCAAAGACCCCGGCATAGCGGACGTATTCCCGCGATTGCTGGCGATTGCGGAAAGCCGCTTAAATCGAACCCTGCGGATGCGGGCGCAAATCACCAGTGCTACTGTGACATTTGTTGACGGTCGCGCGCCAATCCCCACCAATCTGGCGGAGGTGATCGGGCTTTATGACGCCACCGGGGCGGAATACGTCCAGCAAGCCGCGCAAGATCGGTCTGGGCGGTATTACTCCATCCAAGGCGATGAGCTCGTGACGCTGGCCTTTGCTGGCGATTTGACACTTGATTTCTACGCGATGATCCCGCCACTGGGTACTTCGATCACGGCGACAAATTGGCTGTTGTCCAAATATCCAGAGGTTTACCTATACGCTGTCGGGTTTGAAGCTGCAAAGCAGACGCAAAATGCCGATCTGGCGAGCGCCACCAAGGCGTTGCTGGATGGGGCGATTGCCGAGGCTAAGGCAGATGATATGACCGCCCGCTATTCGCGCGCGCGGGTCCGGGTTTATGGGGTGACGCCATGAGTTTCCTAACAATCTGTCAAGAATTGGCGAAAAGCGTGGGCCTTGAATCGCCTGATTTGGTCATGACCTCGCCGAAACGGGAATGGGCCGAGGCGGTCGTCATGTCAAACGCGGTTGGCGATGAAATTGCACGGCGCGTGGATTTTGGCGTTTTACGCAAATCAACGACGCTTGCGGGGGATGGGGTAACGCAAGCTTACACCCTGCCCCCTGACTTTTCACGCATTATCCCCGGCATTGGGGTGCAAAGTGCGGGCGCGACTGTTAGGCCGCTCACAAACGCTGAATGGGCGTCGCTGCCCCCCGTTGTGGGTGTGCCCCGCTATTTCCTGCTGGAGGCCCGAAGCATTACGCTTTGGCCGTTCATGGCGTTGTCGGCAAGCGCGACCGTGCGCTATCAGTCGCGCAATTGGTGCGGCAATGGGTCCAACAAGTGGGCATCGGATACCGACGTTGCGCTGGTCGATGAGGAGCTTATGGTAAAGGGCCTGATCGTGCATTGGCGGCGTCAAAAGGGCATGCCTTATGAGGATTATGAGGCAGAGTATGAGGCGGCGCTAACCGCCGTTGCGCGCTTTGACGATAGGAGCCGCATTTAATGCAAGTCCTTCCCAAGCGCAAAGCCCCGCCAAAGGGGCAGCCGCCAATGCAGCCAGCACAGGCGTTTTCGTTTCCGTCGCCTATGCGCGGGCTTGTGTTGAATGAAAACATTGCGCTGCCCACCCCCGGCGGCGCGCTGATTTTGGACAACTGGATTTGCACGACTAAGGGCATCAAGGCGCGGGGCGGCACGGCGCTGCATGTCCCTCTTGGCGGTGAAGTTCGGGCGATGTTCGTCTACCGATCGGGCGGTGTGGAGATTGCCTTTGCGGCAACCGACACGACAATCAGCAACATCTCTGTTTCTGGGATTGTTCCGCCTGCGGTGAACATTTCAGGCCAGACAAGCGGCGTGTATTCTCACGAGCAATTCGGCACGGCAGGCGGCGATTACCTATATGCGGTGAACGGCACTGACAAAGCGCAGCTATTCGATGGGGTGACGTGGACGCAGATTGACGGGCTATCAGTGCCAGCTATCACTGGCGTATCGACTTCGCTGTTTTCCAATGTGTGGTCTTTCGCTAATCGGCTGTTTTTCGTTGAAAAAAACACAATGACGGCGTGGTATTTGCCAGTTGATAGCATTGGGGGGCTGGCGAGTAGTTTTTCACTGGCTGGCATTTTCAAGCGCGGCGGGTCGCTTCTATTCGGGGCTACATGGTCGATGGATGCAGGCGACGGCCTTGACGATAAGTGCGTGTTTGTCAGCGATCAAGGCGAGGTCGCCGTTTATGAGGGCACGAACCCCGGTAGCGCTGCGGACTGGCATAAGGCAGGCGTTTACAGCATCACGCCGCCGCTTGGCTCTAAGGGCAAGATGCAGGCAGGCGGTGATCTGTTGATTGCAACGCAGGTTGGCCTTGTGCCGATCTCGCAGGCGATTTCACGCGACCCCGCTGCGCTTGAATTGGGCGCAGTGACGAAGAATATTACCCCGCTATGGCAAAAAAAGGCGTTTGAGCTTGGGGCCGGGGCTTGGGAAATTGAGAAATGGCCGTCTGAAAATATCATCATTGTTTCGCAGCCGGGGGACAATGAGAGGTCCTGCCTTGTGTGCAACCTGCAAACGGGGGCATGGTCTAGGTTCACAGGAATAAGCGTTCAATGCCTGACTTACTTTGACGGGTCGGTGATGTTTGGCGGCAAGGATGGGTCGATCTATCGCTTCGAAAGCGGCGGTAGCGATGACACTATTCCATACACCTGCGTTTATTTGGGTCAGCACGACCCCATGGCGACGCCGGGAATTGAAAAGACGATTGCGCAAATGCGGGTCACGTTTCAGCTTTCGACCCCCGCTGCGCCTTTCATATCTGCCAAGGTCAACCACGATCTTGCGATAAGCTCGCCACCTAATGCCGCAACTGAGGAATCAAGCGCAGCCGTTTGGGGTGTTTCCATTTGGGGCGATGCGACTTGGGGCGGGTCTAGCATTGCGCAGACGCGCGCGCTTTGGTCAGCAATCGGTCGCACGGGCTATGCAATTGCCCCGGAGGTTCAGCTTACATTTGGCAGCATATCCAAGCCAAAGATTGAGCTTGTTGGTATTGACGCAACTTTCCATGTTGGGGCGATGGTGACATGACCTATCAAATCAGCATCGAAAACGGCCATGACAACTATTCAGAATTGGAGCCAAACTATCGGGCCCATTTCTCCGAAATGCAAGCTCGGCTGATGGCCTCCGGCGTGCAAATTGGCGGATATAACCCACGTCTTGACCTGTATTTTGAAGCATTTGACGGCAAATGGTTGATAAATTACGTGGTTAGGTTTAAAGGTAAGGCTGTAGGGCATAGCAACGTCTATGTGACAGCGGACATGCACACCAGTGAGAAAATTGCGTCTGAAGATACGATCTATATCCTTCCAGAACATCGGAACGGGATCGGCAAAAAGCTCGTGCAATTTATACTTGTGGACCTTCAGTCGCGCGGTGTTAAGCGTGTGCAAATTTCACCAGTTACAGATCTTCGTGTGGCGAAAATATGGCGGCGGATGGGCTTTACTGATGTGGCGAGCCTAATGTCTTACACCTTCAAGGATTAGCGATATGTGCGTTTCTGCCCCAGCACCCACCCCGCCTAAAGAGACCAGCGCTGCAACGACGGGCGGGAATGTCACTACTGGCATCACCAACGCATGGCTGCAAAACATGGACGAAACGGGGCCGGATGGGTCGCGCACGTTCACGCAAAGTGGCACGCAGTCGGTGACAGACCCCTACACGGGCATGACGTACCAAGTCCCTCGCTTCTCGGTCAACACCACGCTTTCCGCCGCGCAGCAGGGTATTAAGACGCAGCAGGACGCGGCAAGCCTGAACTTGGCAACGCTGGGGAATAACCTTTCCGGCACCCTCGGCAAACAGTTGACGGGCAACTTCTCGCTTGGCAATGAGGCAATCGAAAGCCGCCTGATGGATTTGGGCCGCAAGCGGCTTGACCCGATGTTTGCGCAGCGCGATGAGGATTTGCGGACGCGGCTTTCAAACCAAGGCATTAAGGCCGGGTCGCAGGCTTACGACCGCGAAATGAACAACCAAGGCCAGCAGCAGAATGACGCCTACAATCAGCTTTTGCTGACCGGGCGCGGGCAGGCCGCGAACGAATTGCTGACCGAGGATAACCAACGGATCAACCAGATTTCCGCGCTGTTGGGTGGTGGGCAGGTTTCGCAGCCGAACTTCCAGACATCGGCGGGCATTGGCGGGATTGCGGGCACTGATAACGGCGCGATCATTGCGAATAGCGATGCGGCGCGGCAAGCGGCTTGGCAGCAGAAACAAGCATCCTTGGGTTCTATGCTTGGCGGTATCGGCGGGCTCTTCTCGCTATCCGATGAAAACGCCAAGACGGATAAGAAGAAGATCGGCGAAACCAAGGACGGCATGGGGCTTTACAGTTTCAAATACAAAGGTTCACCGAAAACCGAAGTCGGGCTTATGGCTCAAGAGGTTCAGAAGAAAAAGCCGGGGGCTGTTCGCAAGGGCAGCGACGGTTTCCTTCGCGTTGATTATGGAAGGGCGCTGCAATGACTTTCGCGCAGGGTATGTTTTCGATTGATCAAAAAGCAACCCCGGATCAGGTCGCCAAAAAGCGGGCAATGATTGCGGCGCTTATGCCCCGGTATGGGTCGGCCAAATATGTAGGCGAGGGTCTTGGGCAGTTGGCGCATGGCGTCATGACTGGCATTCAAAACCGCAAGTTGGATAAGGTCGAAGGCGAAGGTGCGGCGGGTGCGAATGATATTTTCAGCCGCTTGATGGGCCGTCAAGGCGCTGCTCAAGGTGGCGGCGCGGGGCCCATGTCGGTTCTCGGCATCCCGCCAGAGACAAGCCAGCCAATGCCAGCGGCGGATAGCGGCATGATCGGCGCGCAAGGTGGCGGCTCATTTGGGCTTCCTGCTGCGGATGCTGGCGGCATGCAAGGCGGCATGTCTATGCCCCCGCAAAAGTCTGGCGGGCTGGACTTCGGTGGTCTTGAGCAACAATATGGATTGCCAGCGGGCTATCTTGCCAACGTCGCGCAAATCGAAAGCGGCGGCGATCCAAACGCGCAGAACCCCAATTCCAGCGCGGGGGGGATGTTTCAGTTTATTGACAGCACGGCCAAGCAATACGGTGTCACTGATCGGTTTGACCCGACGCAGGCAGCAAATGGCGCGGCGCGGCTGGCTGCGGATAACGCGGCTTCACTGCGCAAGGTCTTGGGGCGTGAGCCTACGGCGGGCGAGTTGTATCTTGCCCATCAGCAGGGTGCGGGCGGCGCGTCTAAGCTGCTGTCCAACCCTAACGCGCTGGCGTCTGCTATTGTCGGCTCTGAGGCCGTGCGATTGAACGGCGGCACGGACAATATGACGGCGGGCGAGTTTGCGAACAAATGGGTTAGCAAGGTAGGCGGTGGCCAAGGCGGCGAATACGCCCCGCCACAAATACCAATGACAGAGCTTTACGCCGCGATGCAAAGCCCGTGGATGAATGATCAACAGCGGGCAATGATCGGCTCGATGATTGATCAGCAAACCCAAGCCGCCGATCCTATGCAGCAAATGCAGATGCAAAAGGCGCGGATTGAGCTTGATCAAATGCAGAACCCCGGCGCGCCTAAGCCGATTGAGGTTGGCGGCGTGTTGCTTGATCCGACGACCTATCAGCCTATCTTTGATAGTCGGGTGCAGGCGGGCGGTGATGGGTTCACCCTCGGCGCTGGGCAGCAACGCTATGACGCGCAAGGCAATATGATTGCAAGCGGGCCTGAGGCGGTTGCACCCCGGCCTCTCAATCCGCAAGAGCGTCAACAGTGGGGCATCCCCGCAACTGACACCCGGCCATATGCGATTGAGTCCGGCAAGCCACCGCAATTGATCGGCGGTGGCGGCGTTACGGTCAATAATGACATCGGCGGCGGCGGTAAGTTTGAGGAAGCCTTCGCCAAGGGGGATGCTGACACCGTTGCATCTGTTTACAATTCCGGCTTGTCTGCGCAGCGCAATTTGGGGCGGATTGATCAGCTTGAAGGGCTTTTGTCCCAGTCCCCAACCGGGATGCAAGGCGCGCTTGCACAGGCCGCTGGCGAATGGGGCATAAACACCGAGGGTCTCGATGCGGTGCAATCCGCGCAGGCTATTATCAACTCTCTCGTTCCTGAGCAGCGGCAACCCGGTTCCGGCCCCATGTCTGACGCTGACTTGGCGCTGTTTAAGCAATCGCTTCCCCGCATTATCAACCAGCCGGGGGGGAACAAGACCATCGTGGACACTATGCGGGCGATTGCTCAGTATGACGCGGAAGGGGCTTCCATCGTGCAGCGGCTTCGGTCTGGCGAGTTGACGCGCCCGCAGGCGTTTGAGGCGCTTCAATCCCGCGCTAACCCGCTTTCATCGGCGCAAGGCACAGCAGGCCAGCCAGCGCAACCGACTGGGGCGGGCATCCCTGACGATCTAACGCCTGAAGAAAAAGCTATGTTGGGGTTGTAATAATGGGTATCACCGACGAGCAATTCAAAGCAGCGGCGCGCAAGGCATATGAGGCGGGGGATGTTAAGACCGCCCGCAGTTTGCTTGCGCGGGTATCGAAGGCCCCCATTCAACATCAAGCCCCTGTAATTGGGACGGATCAGCGCGCGGCCAATGTAACAGCCAATGCAGATCGGCAGGCGCAAATTGACGCCGCCGCAATGCAGGGTATGGGAGCGCAGCCGACCAAGAGCTTTAACGACCAATGGGGCGAAAACTTTGCCAGAGTTTTGCAGCCTATTGCAAACTTCGGTAATCGGGCGATGGAAAGCGCGACCTTTGGCGTTCTTGGCGATGAATATCGTGCCGCCGTCCAAAGTGTTTTGCCGGGGGTGGATTATGAGGGGGCGCTTGCAAATGAGCGCGCGCAAGAGGCCAGCATGGGCTTGCCTGCCCAGATCGGCGCTGATGTTCTTGGCGGCCTTGCGCCAGGGAAGCTGGGCGTCAATCTAATGCAAGGTGCGTCTAGCCTTGGCGGTTCAGTGTTGCGCGGCATGGGCTTAGGCACAGCGGGCGGCGCGGCTCAGGGCTGGATGGAAGGCGAAGGCGGGGCTGATAACCGCGCGGTAGGATCGGCCATAGGCGGCACTCTGGGCGGCGTTATTGGCGGCGCGACGCCTCTTGTTGGCGCACTCGGTCGGCAGGCCGTTCGATCTGTGTCTGATTCCGCG